TATGGATGCTGCTACGTGTGATTGGCGTAGTGATATTCGTGAGGTGGGTGGTAGTTCTGCTATTATGTCAGCGGATCAACTTCATTCTTGTCACCTTGATGGTGTAGACTATATTATTAGTAACCCGCCGTTTACCAAGAGTGTTCTTTTACCTTGCATTGAACACTTAAGTAAGCTAAGACCTACATGGTTACTACTGCCAGCGGATATGCTACACAACAAGTACATGGCACCTTACATGAAGAAGTGTGAGTTGGTTCTTAGTGTTGGTAGGCTCTGCTGGTTCCCTGATGACCAAGGTAAGATGGTTAAAGGGGTAGACAATTACTGCTGGTATAAGTTTGTAGACTATGAAACAGGTACAATATTCAAAGGGAGACTACCTTAATGCTGACACAAGAACAGATTGATGATTGGGTAGAGACAGTCTCATACTACAATCGGGAGGCTAAAGAGAAGACACCTACAGATATGGTAAAAGAGTTCTCTAAAGTTACCCAACAAAAAGGTACGCCCTACCTGTACGCTGCATTGATCCAAGAGGAATTTGATGAGTGGCGATCAGAGTACCTACGCAACACTAAAGAACCTCAACTCAAGGAACTGGCTGACCTCGTTTATGTAGTCTATGGCTATGCTAACGCTGTAGGTTACAACCTTGATGAAGCTGTTAAGAGGGTGCATAAGAATAACCTTGGTAGGTGTATCCAACCTGATGGTAGTATCAAACGCCGAGAGGATGGTAAGGTCGAAAAGAACAAAGAATACCCTAAGGTGTACTTGGGAGATTTAGTTTGACCTACAAAGTTACATATAACGGCAAGTCTAGCCTGTGGGAGATCAAGTTGTGCGAACCCTACCTAGAGGACCGTGTTATCTGCATGTGTTTTAATGAAGGCACTGCCAAGGCTATCAAGGAAACACTAACAATGCTTAAGGATGAAGATGAATAGGTATTATTGTGTATGGATGACTATTGAAGGTTTCCCTACTGCACCTGAGAATAACCTTATTGGTATCTGCACTGAAGAATCAGAGGCTATCAATATGGTGAAAGAGACTAAGAGATACAGCAGAAATGCTTACTACACAGCAGAGAAAACAGAAAATAAAGAAGGGCTACTTGCATGAACAACCAACTACCAACAGACTATCAATCCTTCATTGCGCTATCGCGTTACGCCCGATGGTTGCCAGAAGTTAGCCGACGAGAGAATTGGGGTGAGACTGTCAGTCGGTATATGCTTAATGTGATGTCACCACAATGTACCGATAGTGATGGACACTTCGATCAAAAGATGTATGATACTATCGAGCAAGCGATTCTGTCTCTTGAGGTTATGCCTTCTATGCGTGCTATGATGACAGCGGGTAAAGCAGCAGAGCGTGACAACACTTGTATGTACAACTGCTCGTACCTACCTGTAGATGACCCTAAGTCCTTTGATGAGGCCATGTTCATCCTCTTGTGTGGTACGGGTGTGGGCTTTAGTGTAGAACGTCAGTATGTATCCAAGCTACCTGATGTACCTGATACATTATATAATAGTGAAACAACCATCGTGGTTAAAGATAGTAAGGAAGGGTGGGCTAAAGCGTACCGTCAAGTTCTGTCACTACTGTGGGCAGGGGAAATCCCTAAGTGGGACGTAAGTGGTGTACGACCAGCAGGGGCTAAACTAAAGACTTTCGGTGGTCGTGCCTCAGGTCCAGCACCATTGGTAGATCTCTTCCAGTTTACTATCAATAAGTTCAAGGGTGCAGCAGGACGTAAGTTGTCGTCTATTGAGTGCCACGACCTTATGTGTAAGATTGGTGAGGTTGTAGTTGTAGGTGGTGTACGCCGTAGTGCTATGATTAGTCTGTCTAACCTTAGTGATGACCGTATGCGCCATGCTAAGTCTGGTAATTGGTGGGAGACACAAGGTCAACGGGCATTGGCTAACAATAGTGTGTGCTACACAGAGAAGCCAGATGTAGAGACATTCCTTCGTGAGTGGACCGCGTTGGTAGAAAGTAAATCAGGGGAACGTGGGGTATTCAATCGTGTAGCCTCAAAGAAGCAAGCAGCTAAGTACGGTCGTCGTGATCCTAACTATGAGTTTGGTACTAACCCTTGTAGCGAGATCATCCTACGGCCTTACCAATTTTGTAATTTGACGGAGGTGGTTGTACGTGCTACAGACAGTATTGAAGACCTTGAGCGTAAGGTACGGTTGGCTACTATTTTGGGTACAATCCAATCTACCTACACTAACTTCCCTTACCTAAGGAAGATTTGGCAGAAGAACACAGAGGAGGAACGTCTACTTGGAGTGTCGCTAACTGGTATCATGGATAACCTATTGATGACCACAAAGAACAAAGGATTGGAGAGTACCCTTGAGCGTTTACGTAGCGTTGCAGTTGATGTTAATTCAGAGTGGGCTGATCGCCTTGGTATCCCTCGTAGCGTTTCTATTACCTGTGTCAAGCCCAGTGGCACTGTTTCTCAGCTTGTGGATTCTGCATCTGGTATCCACACCCGTCATAGTAACTATTATATCCGCACTGTTCGAGGAGACATAAAAGACCCGCTTACCCAACTGATGATTGACCAAGGTGTACCTTCTGAACCTTGTGTTATGAAACCAGACCAGACTGTAGTTTTTAGTTTCCCTATCAAGTCACCTGAAGGGTGTATTACTCGTGATGATATGACAGCGGTAGAGCAGCTAGAGACTTGGTTGATGTACCAACGTCATTGGTGTGAGCATAAGCCTTCTGTAACGGTTAGTGTAAAGGATAGTGAATGGTTTGAAGTTGGTGCATTTGTCTACAAGCACTTTGATGAGATGAGTGGTGTTAGTTTCCTGCCTCACGATGGTGGTAGCTACCAACAAGCACCTTACCAAGAATGTTCTAAGGGGGATTATGAAAAACTATCAAGTCTTATGCCTAAGAGTATTGACTGGTCACAGCTTAGTGAGTATGAAAAGGAAGACAACACTTCAGGTATGCAGACAATGGCCTGTAGTTCTGGTGTCTGCGAGATTGTAGACCTAACTTAACGATTGACAGTAACACCTGAGTATGTGTATAAACTACTCACCAACCTCAAATAGAAGGCACACCAATGGCACAGCAGAAACCCAAGCCTAAGATCGCTCGTACACCTACAAAGTTTGATGAAGATAAGAAGCCTATTATTATCCTACCTAAGACAGAAACCCAAGCTGCTTACATCAAGGCTATCATTGGTCCTGATGCTCAAGTGGTATGCTTTGGTCCTAGTGGTACAGGTAAGACCTACGTAGTCTCTAGTCTAGCTGCTTCCCTATACCACGCTAAGAAGATCACTAAGATTGTAATTACACGGCCTCATGTAGCAGTAGGGGATGGTATTGGTTTTCTAAAGGGTGATCTACGAGAAAAGACAGAGCCTTGGGCATTACCTGTCCTTGATGTACTAGAAGAACACTTGGGTAAGGGTGTAGTTGATACTGGACTTAAGAATGGTAACATCGAAGTGGCACCTATGGCTATGATGAGGGGTAGATCATTCAAGAACGCTTTTATTATTGTGGATGAAACACAGAATATATCCTTCGATCAACTTAAGATGTTGTTGACACGGGTAGGTGAAGGCTCTAAGATTATCCTTAATGGTGACATTATGCAGTCTGACCTAAAGGTAACAGATGGGTTGACAACCATTCTTAAGTATGTCAATAAGTACGATCTACCAGTACCCATTATTGAGTTCACTGTTGAGGACATTGTTCGTAGTGCTTTAACTCGTATGTGGGTTGAGGTCTTTATCAAGGAGAAAACATGAGTAAGTTTAAGGTTGGTGACAAGGTTCGTATTGTAGGTAATACAAACATGCACAAGTTTGATATTGGTGATACTGTAACACTAGAAGATTTTATCAATTCCAAGATTAATCCTTATTGGTACTGTACTGACAGTAGAAATGATTCACGCCATAGTTGGTACGTGCAGGAAGGTGACATGGAGGCTATTGAGGATGCACAAGAGTTTAACCCCGTGAGTAAGCCTGTACACTACAACCACGGTGATGGTATTGAATGTATTGCCTACATCAAACAAGTCTTGGGGCCAAAGGGTTTTGTAGCCTATTGTCGTGGGAACCAAATTAAGTACCAACACAGGGCTATGTATAAGGGTAAGCCTGTGGAAGACCTAGAGAAAGCCCACCAATACAATGCTTGGGCCATTGAAACACTAAAGGAAATGGAAAAGGACAATAAATGAAACATCTAGGTACTGCTTTTGTATTCGCTTTTGTATTCTTTCTTTGGTATGGTTGGGGTAATAACATTTATACCTTGTACCAACACTCTGAGAACATGACAAGCGGACAGATCGTAATTCGTGGTGTAGGTATTCCTCTCCTACCCATCGGTGTAGTAATGGGGTACATTGGAGAGTAACAAGGTTGAATATTAAGCCTATTTAGCAAGTAAACAAAGAAAAACCCCGCAAGAGATTTCCCATTGGGTTCTCTTGCGGGGTTTTGTCATTTCTGGAACCAAGACCTTACAGTCCTAGCTATTTCATTTGGGCTAGGGAGTAGCCATCCTAGCACAAGCAATACGATAATCCATATGGGGGTGTCATTGATAGTGACATTCTCTACAGTATCGGCTTGTAGCTTGCTTGTATCATTACTTTGACGTATGGTATTAGCTTGTGGTCTAACCAGCACTTGCTCTACGTTATTAGTAGTACCTAAGGTCTGACTGTTGGTCTTACCCACTTGGGTATTAGCTGCTATGTTAGGTCCACCACCAGTGAGTAGACTAATAGGGTTTAATCCACTACACGCTGGGAGTACCAGTAGTGTTGTAGCTACCACTATTATCTTTAATCTGTTTAGCATAACCATCCAATCCAAATGCAGCCATAGCGAAGGCAAAGATAGGCCATACAATAACCTGCACCATACCTATATTACCCATGTAAACTACAAAGCAAAAGAACATGAGTAAGAGTGTGGCCACTTCACGTTTATAGGTCTTATTGGGATTTTTCGATAGCATTTCTAATCACCTTCAAGTTTTCATCTATCCTAGCCAATAAAATAGACTGATCTTGTACTAGGGCGCTCAAAGACTCTACTTTAACTTCGTTACGAAGGATGTTAGCACGGTTGTTGTCCACATCATTCCTGAGTGTAGCTACAAACCAGATAAGGGCGACAGTCTGAAGTAGAATAGCAAATAAGAATGTAATAGGTACACTTTTATTTAGGTGCCAAGGTTCATCACTCATTACTTGTACTTCTTCCGGCTTAACTGAAAATGCGGTCCATCTTTAAAAGTTTTCCAGTCCCCACCCCATTCAAGGTCTACATCCAATTCTTCAGCAGCAGCCTTCATAGCATCAGCGATAGGGTAGAAGTGTTCCCAATCCCAAGACACGGGGTAAGGCACTAGATCAACAGCATGGCCTGTGAGATGCCTTGAGTTCATTGTGGTAGACTTACCCGTAGCTACAAGCATACGTTGCCGTTCAATGTGCCTAATACCCTCAGTTACACTAAAGTCTTGCTCTGATTTAGAGATAGCCAACTCTACAACAGCTACAAGATCAGGGTGTACACCTGATAGCCTTTGCTTACTTCGTAACCCTAGTTTATAACCCATCATTGTATTCCTTTATTGTTGTAGGTAGTCCAACCAAAAAGCCTTACCAATAGCCATAGGAGCCACGCTAAGAGGTAACAGGCTAGGTTCTTTAGTGAGGTCTTAGCGTTACGAGCATCCCTAAGCATAGCCCTTAGGAAGCCCTTATCGCACTCCCACCTACTAGGGTATCCCCTAGCGTATCCTTCATCGTGTTTCTCCCATGAGGCTTCATCAAAGAACGTCTTACCAAGTGATGTAAGCCACACCCTGACAGGCTTAGGGAACCACTTTGGTCCTAATCCATTACCTGCCATGTCATGCGTCCACCTTCTTAGCTGCACGGAATAGATCATCTACTTGTGTATCAGTAAAGCCTAGCAGGTACTGAAAGAAAGCAATGTTCTGTGAGTTACGTACCCAAGTCTGTGCGCTATCAATGATAACCTTCTCTTGCCAAGGGGCAGTCTCACGATAGGCTAGGATAGTACCCCAGTTGGCTTCACCAAGGGCTAGGATACCCTGCATTGGTGTACAGGCCATATTGGTGCGTTCTTGGGCAAGAACTCTGGCTGGGTCTGTGTGTGGCTCAACGTATGCCGTTGCAATGTATTTTGCAGCGTTAAACACCTCATTACCTAAAGGTTCAATATCATTAGGGTCTGCTGTAAAAGGTATCCAC